GCAGCGGTTCAAGTTGCCGATATGGAAACGGCTCTAAGTCTCTCAGCAGGAACACTCGAAGCAGTGGACCATGATTCGGCACCGAGTCCATCGGGTACGGTAGCAATTCCGCAACCCACACGGGCGTGGAACGATAACGACCGAAACGAACGAAATAAAAAGCTTGTTGATTCAGACTGGACACAGGCAACAGATTCGCCTTTAGCGTCTGACAAAAAAACTGAGTGGGCGACCTATCGGCAGGCGTTAAGGGATATGCCGACTAATTATCCAGACGCTCATGAAGCTACATGGCCGACGGAACCGAGTTAATCATGTCAGAAGAAATCCAAGACCAGATTGACGAAATAAATAACAAGCTCGACCGAGTGGCTGAGATACTGCTTGGCTTGCGCGTGGCCTTTGGCGACATGCCAATGCCTGAAGTAGAGAAGGAACCTGAAGGTGGATCTGAGTAATATCAAAATGTCGATCGGGATCGTGGTGGCGATAGTGGCACAGGCCTTCGGGATCATCTGGTACGTCGCTCAGCTGGATTCCACAGTTGGGAATCTTTCATCTACCGTTGGAGTTATTCAAGAGGAGCAAACCACCGTTGACATCGCAGTCTTGCAAAACGATATCGAAGCACTGAAAGATAAGATCGCTATGACTCAGGAGATGGCTAGAATGTACACTGTCGGCAAAGCGTTCGATGCGTCAGATTTGGAAGAAGCGATTGACGAGCTAGATGAGCGTGTTGATGATCTTGAAAAGGATAACGAATAATAGATACACTATTGGTAACAATTTTAGTTTTACTGATAGTAGATTGGATCACTGAGCATGGCGCGTTTACGTTTTTCTGGAAGCCTGGATGGAAGCACTTACGACGGAATGCCCGTCAGTGGGCGCGTCACTTCATTTTACGGAGTTGTCAGGCCAGAGCTAAGTCAAGGCAAGGGACATTCGGGTGTCGATATTGCCGCCGTTGAAGGGACACCGATTCTCGCACCTATGGATGGAGTAGTTAATGACAGGTTCACTACAGAAGAAACGCAAGCGTGGCGTCAAAACGTGGCTAACATATTCGGTAATTGCGTCATGCTTCGCCATGCTGATTCTGATGGTGGTCTCCTGGGCTACACATTATATGCTCATTTCAGTAGTGACCCGCAAGTTGAACGAGGGGATTCCGTCAAGCGAGGTGACCTCTTAGGTGTTGTCGGTAGTACAGGCCAAAGCACTGGACCACATCTTCATTGGGGCTGCACGGTTGCAGACAACCCGTACTTCTCCAGGAGTAAAGGACTCAATGATGCGTTTAACTTTTTAGACCCTGACACCGAATCCATTTCAACTAAGCAAGCAAATTACGATGAGCAACAAGCAAACGCAAACGACCTGATTGATTCAGGGCAAAGCATAATGAATGATCTAATCGACACGCTACAAGGCAAAGTCGACGACATGGGAGGTAACTAATGTTACAAGATAAAAAAGCATTGACCGATTTAGGGGAGCGATGTGTGATGACCTTCGCGCAAAGTTTTCTCGCGATTGTTATGGCTGGGCCAATGGTAGGAATGGATGCTGACATATTGAAGGCGGGTGCTGCGGCGGGTATCGCCGCCGTGCTGTCGGTACTCAAATCATTTGTCGCTTCTAAAAAAGGCGATGGAAGTGGTAACATTCTTACATGAAAAAGCTACTTTCGTTTTTAGCGAAAACCTTTTTCATCCCTCATGTACGTCTGGGGAATTTGCGTTTGCCAACGTTCAAAACCCCCGAAGGCAGGTTACGATTCCCTCGAATCGGTGGCTACTCTCCAGACGTACACATCCCATCTATCCGATTAAATATTGGAGCGATGAAGATACATGGCGGGATTCTCCGAGTAGGATTAATGGGAATGTTTTTCGGAGCGGCTGTTATCGTATTGGCGATATTCTTTTCCATCAGAGGATTGAACGCGGCTCCGATTTGGCCTCAGCCCGCGCTGTATAACGCATCGCTTGTTGAGCCAGATAGCTCGGTACAGGTTGGCCAGGATTGGTCGCAATTTTTAGATGATCAGACTCCTGCCGAAGTTCGTGCGCTGCAAACAATGACACTTCAACTAAATCTATCAGCAGCGCGAGCCTCTGACATTACACTCTCAGGTCTTGATATCGGTAAGGCGTCAGGACTAACAGACGCTATTCAGATTGTCGGTTCGACAGGTGGCGGGCACAACCTGGTTTGTGATGAGATTATTCTCGATGGCCTTGAGGCGACAATCTTACATCTTGGCAATTCAGAAATTTATGTGCTGAATATTATAAACGTAGTGGCAGACGGATTATCGATCAGCCCAACATTATCGAGCACCCCAAAGGATATCGTCGTACAGTCTACCAGGGGGACTGTTTCTGTCCCTGCGGTTACAAATTCAACCTATGACCGAATAATTATCGACGTGCAAACGGCAGACGGGTTTTGTCGCAAGCTCACCATCTCGGATGTATCTGCGTTTGGGGCGGGAATTAATCTAGATGACATTCATGCAGGAACCCTCACGATTCAAAATTCAATTATCGGAAATGGAACAGGGATCGATGTGGCTAGTTTCACAGTTGCCTCAACAACTAAAATTCAACAGCTAAATGCCACGAATAACCTAGAACGCCCCGTATCAGTTCAATGACCTCTGAGGAGCCACACGAGCCCATTACAGAGATATCTGACGATGTGAAGAAGCCATCAAACGGCACTACGATTACAGGTTCCCAATTACTCATCGCGATCTTATTCACGCCCTGCGTAATTACTTGGCTTGTCTTGGCCGCTAGAATTATCTGGAGTGCATCAAGTAATCCCGAAACACTGGATAATATTGAAGGCCTTCTGACGGCGCTCGCGGTGCTAACAATACCAATCAGTCAGGGCTTGAATAAATTATGGGAAGCATACGGTGAAGAAGGCCGCAGAGTAAATGACGATAAATAAAGGGAAATGAGGAAAATGCTGCGAATTAGTAAAAAAACATCGCCCCCTAAAGCCCATAGGAGCCCGCTAGCGGTTTCAGCAAGGTCTCTAGGCCTTTAGAAAATCCCAACATTTACCAGGGGGAAGTGATAATGAAGCGAGTAGACAAAAAGGTGTTGCAAGGCGACGAGCAATTATTCACGAAATATAACTGGATTTCAGCCGACCAATTATCGGGTGAGAACAAGGTACTGAACAGCCCTTTATTTCATTCGGCCTTTAATTTAATTTTGGAAAAACATACACCGACTCACAGCACAGCTTTCCTATCGTTATGCACAGCGACCCGCCCGTACTCGTTGTCGAAAAAATGGAAGAAATTCATAAGCGAATTTGAGAACAAGGCCGATTTGATTGTGGTATCCAATGGCGGATTTGTCCCGCGTGAGTTTTGGTATAGCTATCCGTTCCTGAATTACGATGCGGGTGAACATCAAAATGACGATTTGTACAAGACCGTGATGTATGACAGGATGATAAAATTTTTCAAGACTCATCGCTATGAGTATGTGTTGGCCAATTTCAGCCCTAAACAAAGAAACCAGGAGCCAGCCGAGCAGTCGCTGGTCAAATTAAAGGCTGATGGGTTCATCTCAGATTTCATGGTGATACCAGACAGTGATACTTACCAAGAGGCACGATCGCAAGGATGGGTGACGGGCAGTATGTTTCCTGACCTGCATCCGATAATATTTAAGGAATTGAAAAGCTGTATTGACAAATACCAACGAAAATAGTAAGGATTTCATATGTATGAATATCGAGTATTTTTAGACAGAGTTGTCGACGGTGACACGGTTGACGTGCATATCGACTTAGGCTTTGATGTGAGATTAATAGGGCAACGGATCAGGCTGTACGGGCTGGACACCTGGGAAAGCAGAACCCGCGATCTTGAAGTCAAGGCCAAAGGATTATTGGCAAAGGAATTCACCAAGCACATGGTTGAAGACGCCGAGCGGATAATTCTGATCAGTCACGAGCGCGGGAAATATGGGCGGATACTTGGTGAGTTAATTTGCGACGGAGTTAATCTCAATGATGCGCTGATAGAGCATGGCCATGGGGTCAAATATTTCGGCGGAAAAAAGACACTCAAAAGTTAAACAAAAAAATATGGGGCGGTGGTAGAAGAAGGTCACCACCGCCCCATTTGTTCTAGCCTGCTAACGCCTTACGACGCCGAACGCTTGAGCCTATGCCTAGACAAGTGCAAACTATTGTGTTGATTATACATTGTAGCTCCCATATTGAGTAGGATATCCAACAACATCTTGATTACCAGGTAGACTGTCGAACAATTCTAGTTGTTGGGATTCGGGGAATGAATAGTGCGCGTATCGACGACGCTTGCCATCTGGCCCTTCCACCAAAATATATTCGACTGAAATTATCCCCTCGGCTGCTAGTTCTCGCGCCTTCCTATCACCCGAAGTCCCAAGCCATCCGAGCGGTGTATGTACCTTCTGCACATCCCATGAGGGAACTGGCCGCCCCCTAGCACTCGAAATAATGGACAATACTTTTTCTCGTCCCCCTGGTTTTTTATTATTCATCACAGACATCCAATTCTCCATTTATAAACTGAGCCACGCAAATCGCTATTGCGGGCGCGACTATTCCAAACACGATTATCAACATTTGTCTCCCCAATCTTCTATTTCGTAATCAGCTACGCGCAAGGAAGTCTGATCGGATTGTTGAACCACCCAATCGATTTCTGTATTGA